CGTCTGACGTAGCCCCGATGGGGATCTGACCGTCGCTCAGCGCTTCGGCGCGGATATCCTGTCCGCCGTTACCGACAATCAGGCGGTTCAAGACGAGTGCGCCGGTATGCGTGACGGAGTTCACGACGTTCGTCGTCAGGCTTTGCAGATAGGCGAGCCACGGCCGCGTAATCTTCCGCGCGGGCGTGCCCTGAGAATCTGGCCCCACCACGTCATGCTGCTGCGGCGGATACATCGGCAGTTGGCTCATGCCTGCTTCTCCACCGTCGCAAACGCATCCACCATCGCCCAGACGACCGGATCAGTGGAGGTCAGTTCCCAGACGCGGTTCCGCGCACGTCCCAACATGCGCCAGATCGCCCGCGTGCCGTATTGCCCTTGGAGTCCCGCGCTCACCCAGCGCTGATTACTCCACGTATTCCCGCCGTCGTTCGACCAGCGCAAGCCGATCTGCGGATTCGCGCCGGGATCGTTCGCCTGTCCGACGCCCGGCTGAAACATCAGTTGGAACTCGCTGAAGAACAGCCACAGGAGTTCATCCGACATCTGCGACGTGCGCCGCACCCACTTAATGGGCACGGTCTGACGCTGGCCGACTTTCGCCGTGCCCGGAGGTTCAGGCCCCATTACGATATTGGGACACGTCGCCGGCACTTGCCCGCTGCCATTGAGATTCTGCGACGTCCACTGCACAATCTGCAAGCCCGTGGTCAGCGAATACTGCGTAAACAACGACGTGTGCAGCGTCCCGTCGGGAAACGTGCGCATCCAAAAGAACTCGGGATCGTAATCGCGGAACAATTCTGGCGCATCGCCATTGGCGGCATCGGCCGCGAGGGGATACGTGCGCACGAGCACGCCCGTCGTCGTGAGTTGTCGCACCTCAAATGCCGTCTCCGAGTTTGTGGCGACAAACACCAGTAGGTTGCCGTTCGGCAACATCAGCAAATTGCCCGGCTGAATGAACGCCTCCGTGGGTGCGAGCGTTAGCACGGTCGGACCGGGCACATTGTTAATCAGGTCAAAACTGAGGAGTGCGTCACCGGTCGGCGGTTGAACCGTGTAATACAGCCATCGGTTATCGGCTGACGGGGCGATCCCGATGAGCGCATTCGAGTTGGGGGTTGATGACGTCGGAATGGACCACGAGGTCGGGTCGAGCACGCCAGCCGACGACACGCGATAGACCGTCGAATGCGTGGTAAACCCGAACGGCGTGATCGCGATATAAAAACTGTCGCTGGTATTGCCGCCAATCGGGGACGTTTGCGGATTGCCGCTGCCCAGACTGGTGATGGAGGCGACGAGCGTGAGGGACGTGTCGTAGACGTCGAGCGCCACAATCGTCGCGTCAGAGCTGGATTGCTGTCGCCCAATCGCATTGACGCCTGAGGGCACGCGGTCGGCGCTTCGGGCATAAATAAAGGACTGGGTCGAGAGGACCGTCCCCGTGGTCGGATTCAACAGCGCCGAATCCCCCTGGACGGCATCTCCCGCATCTGACGTGACGAGAATGGAGCCGGGGATGGGCGCGCTCATGCTGATACCAAGACGACATCCATCGCCTTTTGGTTGAAGGACATCGTGTAAATCGCGCCGCTCTGGCGGTCACCCACGAGATGCTGATCAAAGCCGTAGCAGTGGCAGCGCCCGAGGTCAGGAATGAACTGAATGCCGTTCTGTGCCGTGTTCGGATTCCACAAGCCTCGCTCGGTCCAGGTGTTGTTGGACACGTCGTAGCACAGCGTCGTGATGCCGTAGTCCGTCTCCATGTCAGGCACGGAGAGCATGTAGAAGGCGTGGCCGTTCTGCACGTAGTTCCACGCAATCGAGCCTTCCATCGACGGCGCGGCCGACAACAGATTGCTGATGCCGGGATTACTGACGACTTGGAAGGCGTAGCCGTTCGCCCGGACGACATCCCGTGAGCCGTCCTGATTTTTCGACACCATCATCACGGTGTTGTCAATCGACGCGAGTGTGAACGGGCCATCGATGCCGCGCTCGATGGTCGTGCCTGGAATCGGGGCATAGGGGAAATCAGCCGTCCCAATGTCCGACCAGACTTCCGTCGTCTTACTTCCCGGAAACCAAATCTCCCGATGGCTCACGATGCAGTTCCCGATGTTGTCGGAGGACTGCGAGACTTGCGCCTTGCCGCCTTGGGCGATGTCCCAGATGAGCCCGTTCTCGAGATTCGACAGCGAGAAGGTGATCGAGTCCTGCTGGAACGCCCCGAAGTAGCCGTCCGTGAAAAACCCCGTGAGCGCTGGGGCTGGAAATTCAGACTGGCTCGTGACGTCGGTAAACGCGAGTGTGTTCAGGTCGAAGATGTAGCCGTGTCCACCTGAGACGACGAATATTTGGAACCCCGCTTGCCCGTTGGAACAGATCGACGCTGGATTGCCATCGACGGCCACATTTCCGCGACGCGTGAAGCTGCCATTGGCGAAATACTCGTAGAAGCCGCCGCCGCAGACCGCGAACCCTCGGCCATCCTGCCAGAAGATCGCTCGGACTGGAGCGCCAGGCAACCAACAGAAGACGGAATAGCCCGGCACGCCGAGCAAGGCTCCCAGCGCCCCGGAATCCGGCGCGGGCCGCTCAACAATCAGGTTGATGCTGCGCTCGCTATCAACGATCCGCGCCAATCCCTGATAACTGCCACCAACGATGGGGATCTTCATGCAAAGCCGGTGATGATCCCTTTAGAGACCGTGATGGTCTTGCCGACAAGGCCAGCCGTCGTGATCGACGTGTCAATTCCCGCCGTCGCCCCAACGAGAAAGGCGGTCGCAGAGACGGATTCTGCGCCAAACGTGCCTGTGGCGACGAGCTGGTCGCCCGTGATAGTCATGGTCGCGCCATCGACGGCGACGGCAAGTGGCGATCCACCAGCGCCCGTGCCAGTCAGCGCGCCAGAGGCCGAGACCGATGTCACCCCAGAGCCGAGGACGATTTGCTGACCCATGACTAGGCCGCCACCACAACCGCTGACACCGAGCCGCCGCCGCCAATCGTGGTCGAGACGCGCACCTGCACGTAGCTGTAAGCCCCGGCTGGCAGCACCACCATCGTCTGCGCTCCGCCAGTGAAGGTCGAAGCATTCACGGTCGTCACCGCGCTCCATGTGCCGGAGTAACCCAGCGACTCCTGATCCTGCGCGAAGTCCGCAGTTTCAATGGTCACGACGCCGCTCGAGGTCGTCCCCGTGCTCTTGAGGTAGACCGACACAGTCTGCGTCCCCTGCACGTTGACGAAACCAGAGGCCGTTGTCGCCGTCGCGGCGTTCAGTGCCGGTTTACGAACAAATCCGAGTCCTGGTGAGGCCATGCGCTCCCCTTAACGATTCGAGCTGACCGTGCCGCCGTTCAAGTAGTTCCAGTCGGTGCGGTTCCTATTGTTGTTCGGCATCCCGAAATCTTGCGTGGCGATCTGCGGCACGAAGCTGTTGTTCTCAAAGATCCGCGCCCGTGCCTGCCGGGCCTTGGTTTCTGTCTTCGGCGATACCTGTTTGCCGAGCGATGGCGCGATGTCTTCCGCCAAGGTCAGCATCAGCGCGTTCTGATACCCCGGTGGGAGGTTCATCACGCCTTGGATCGTGAAGGCCGCGAGCGTCACGCGCGTGATGAGTTCGAGCCCGTAGGCGACGGTTGGAATCAGGTAGAAATTGAGCTGCCCATTGGGCCAATCCGGCTGATAGTAAAGGTCGCTCGGATACGTGCCGGAGACGTTTCGCACGCTCAACCCAGACCACCACTGGTAATCACGGATATTGATCGGCACCGTCACGGGCGGATTCGTGTTCAGAATGACGTTCGCCAGTTCAATCGAGACCGGCCGCACTGACACGTTGAAGTCCGCCGCGTTCGGCCCAATCGTGTAGGTCTGCTGATTAGGGACGAACGTGAACTCCAGAAACTCTTCCGCGTAGACCGCTTCCCGCTCCGCGTTCCAGTTATCCACGATCTGATTCAGCCGGCCCAAGACGAACTCGCCCAAGCCTGGCCCGATCGGTTCGCCCGGCGAGAGCGAGGTGAGCTCGAAGAGGCTGTCCGAGAGGACGGTGATGACCGGAACGGACGGCATCTACTCTCGCTTCGGCCGTCCCGGCCCACGCCGCTTCGGTTCTTGGCTGACGACCGGCGCGACTGACAGCGCCGCGGGCTCCGAGGCCCATACGTCCTCGGAGGAACCACCCTCCCCAGGGTCCACGACGTCCGGCCGTCGTCGCCAGCCGTCCGCCAAGGCTTCACGGAGCGCCGCGCCTGATGTCACGAGTTTGGCCGCCGTTGCGTCATGCCGCGTCGGATCCCACGGGCCACGGTAGACCCAGGTCGGAGGAAACGGCAGCGGCACCAGCGCGTCAGTCATGACTCATTCGATTCGTCCTTCGGCGCCCCATACCGATGGGCCGCGATGCTTTTCTTTAACGCCTCAATGCCTTCCTCGAGGAGTTCCTTCTCGGCAATCAGCACTAGAATCCGATGCTGTAGTTCCCCCAGCGCGGTCTGCACCAGACTGTCGATTGAACGTGCTGGCATCGATTAGCTGCCGGTGAGCGTCGTGACGATGCCGCCGATGGTCTGAATCGAGGCCACGGTCGTGAACGGACCAGCCGTGACCCCTGCGGTCGCACCCGCATGAAACGTCGCCGCCCGGCAGTCTCCAGACAGGTTGATGCTCGTGCCAGTCGCCACACCGAGGACAGGAGTCGTGAGTGTCACGCTGGACTTGATAGCGGTGACGCCGGTGTTACCGATCGTCACGTCGCCAGTGATCGCGGTGTCAGTCGCGACGTTCGAGCTGTTGCCGACGAGCAGGTGCGCGCTCGTGAGCGTGCCGCCAGCCGTTGAGGCATACAGTTCGGTGAAGTTCGCATTGATCTTCGTGAGGGAATCGTCGGTAAAGCACCCCTCTTGCGTGAGCGTCTGCTTAGCCATGGAACCTTTCCCAAAAATGAAGACGGACGACCGTTGCCAGTCGTCCGTCCCCAGCCTGTCTTACGCGAACGCCACCGTGCCGAGCGAGTAGATCGTGACTGCCGCCGCCGTGTTGCTCCCGGCATCCGCCAGCGCCGTGATCACCACCCGGAACGACTTCAGGTTGTTCTGCCCGATGGTGAAGAGCGCCGTCGCCGGTGTGTAGGCCGCCAAGGTCACGCCCGTGCCCGCAGCCACGGTGATGACTTCGCTGGCGTCCGCGATGTTCACGAGCGTGAAGACGAACGACTGGCCCACAGCGGCCCCCTGACACGCCGCGATGATGTTGGCGGCCGTGTCCGTGGTATCCGTGGCTGAGCCGGTCGGGTCGTGCAGGATCATCCCGCCGACCATTTCGGCCGCGGTGAGTGTCGCCGTGGTGCCCGCCGCTAGGGTCGTCACCGTGATGAACGGCATGGGCACATTGCCCATCGCCGGCTCACCACGGAGCGGGCTGAACGTCGTGCCGTAGGAAGGATTCGCTGGAGTTGAAGTCGCCATGCTTTTTCCTAAGCAGTTTGAACAAACTGCGCTAAACTAACCAAATGGGAAACCGCTACTTTTCTGGACGCCCAGCCAAGGACATGACAGGCAAACGTTTCGGACGGCTGGTAGCCGTCTCTTACGCTGCGAGACCGCCAAAGCGTGGCCAGTGGGTGTGCCAATGTGACTGTGGCAAGACGGTCAAGGCTGACACCAGCCATCTGAATAAGGGAATGACGAGATCGTGCGGATGCCTTCGCGACGAGCTGGCTGGTTCGCACAGACGCACGCACGGCGCGACGAACACGCCGGAATATGCCTGCTGGAACCATCTGAAACAGCGCTGCACCAATCCTCGAAATCCAGCGTTTGCCTATTACGGCGGACGAGGAATTTCTGTCTGTGACCGGTGGCTGCAATCGTTTCAGCATTTCCTTGAAGATATTGGTAAACGTCCTCATCCTAATCTCACACTCGATCGCATTGACAACGACGGCAATTATGAACCCGGAAACGTGCGATGGGCCACATATGCCGAGCAGTTCAACAATCAGAGACCGGCGCGTCCAAGGAAGCGCACGGTCCCTGACCATATCCTGCAAGCGCTCAGATCAAGCAGCACACAAAATTCTCACTGAGCAGTTGTTGGGACGGAGCGCACCGAAGCCGATGAGGCAATCGAGGCGATTCGTCATCTTGCTCTGCTGCGGATCCCACGCGCGCACGAACCGCACCGCGATCCCCGTCGTCGGGTCACGATGCTGCGCCGCCATTTCGACGGCCTTCGGCACCTGCAACTTCGCGCCGATGATGGCGAACGCGCCCTTGTTGAGCAGGAGTCCCTGCTTGCCCACAAGGCCGTTTGGAGACGCCGTGCCGGGGAAGAGCGTGACCGTGGCTCCATCCGCTGGGAGCGCGTTCACGTTCTGATACTGGCTGCCCGGCCCGTAGACGGGGGTCGTGCCGCCGAGCGCGACCGGGAGCGTGCAGGTCGAACCCGTCGCTGTCGTGGTCGCGGTGATCAGATACGGCGCGAGGCTCGTCTTCGAGGTGAGCCGCCGCGTCATCGGGTTCACTGGGTAGACGCCCGTGATCCCGAGCACGTCGCCCTGGTTGAACACGTCGCCGGACGTGCAGTGGACCAAGAGCGAATTTCCAGACTGGTTCGGGCCGTCCACCGTCACCGCGCCCTGGAAGTTCCCAGCGGTGTGGTCATAGAGCGACATCGACTCGTGCCAATCCGCTCCGCCGTAACGGCCGATCGCGCCTTCCTGATACTGCTTCGCAATCGCCGATGGCGGATTAAACAAGCCCTGTGCGGTCGGCACGAGCGCTGTGTTCACCTGCGGCGGGATGATGCAGCCCTTGTCTCCCTGCGACCAGCCGGCGTTCTCGATGAGCACCTGCCGCGCCTGGTTGAAAATCTTCAGGCTGGTCGGGTCAGTGCCGAGCGTGCCGACGATGTTGTTCGTGTTCTGGTAGGCGAAGAGCGCGGCCTGAGAGTCGATCTCCTGCGCCATCTGGGCCATCGCGGGCTCCAGATACTCTTCCTTGAACCGCTCCATTCCGCGTTCGGCTTCCAACGCGGCCTGGACGTCATCCCACTCAAAGTCCACGCCGAAGGGCGGCAGGAAGTTCGCCGTGGCGTAGACGCGATCGATCGCCTGCGGGGTGTAGCCAAGCCCGTGGCGAATCGTGAACTGCTGGGGCAGCGGAATCCGCTCGGAGCCGCCGATCGCGAACTCCTGCTGGAAATCCTGACTATATTTGGTTTCGAAATGCTCTGTTACTTCGAGGCTGTTGACGAGGATCCGCAGACCCTCCATCGACAGCCAGTCAACGAATTGAAAGACGTTCGTCGCCATCGGAGGAACCTACTCATCGGGCCCCTGCACTCTCGCGACGGTTCATGATCGCGATGTAGGAGCCCGCATCCTTCCGCTGGATCGCACCCTCAGCGTCGTCAATGACGCCCGTGGTGCGCCGGCCGAGGGTGGTCCCCTGCGGTTCCGGAGCGGAAGTGGTCGTGCGGGGTCGCACGGCCTTCTGTGGGTTCACCGGTTCGGAGGTCAAACGTGCTTCAAGGCGAGCCATTGCGGCGATCACGCTGCGTTCGTCAGGCAAGCCTGCAATCTGGTGAGCGTCTTCGGGATGGGCTGAAAAGTGCTCGAGAAACGCATCCGCGTGTTCGGACAATGCCCACTCACGGGCCATGTCATTCCATGCGGTGCGCTGGGCATTGGCGTCCAATGTAACGCCGGTCGCCTTGGCCGTTTTCAACTCTTCCGGGACGGTTTCCCAAATCTTCGGATTGCCTTCTTGCACCGCCTTGAGGCGACTCTGGAACTGGCTCTGAATCGCACCAATGCGGCCTTCAACCTGGACCTGCTGCGACCGCCGAGACTCGGCGTAGTTCTCGCGGTAGTCCTGATAGTCCGCCAATTTGGCATCAGGAAACTGCGCGAAAAACTCCACTTCGTCAATACGCGGCTTGGTCAGGTCAGGGCTGGCGACGAAAGCAGCGAGACTCTTCGGTTCCGGGGTCGCTGACGGGGCAACCACAGCAGGCGTAACGTCGGCCTTCGGTTCCGGCTTCGGCTCGGCTTTGAGACGGGCAATCTCGGCTTCTTGCGCCTTGGTCTGCGCGAGCAGTTCCCTGATGCGCGTCTCAGCGTTTGACTTCTTCTTCGGTGTGGCCGGTTCCGAGGCGGCCGATTGACTCCACGCGATTTCGTGGGCCTGATCCACAGGCTTGTCGGGTGACGACTCCGCATACGTCGAAGGGTCGGCTGACTCATCCGCCAGATCCTGATGCGGGGCATCAGGCGGCGGGGCACTAGCCTTGGGATTGATCTCGCCCGTCAGCTTCCAATGCGCGTGCGCCTCCGGAGAGAGGGCCGCGACTTGCTGGCTGGGAAGAATCTGCGCGTCAGACATGAAACGCTAAGTAGTCTACACGAATTGTCAAGCGGTTGACGCGCTGTCGTTCGCGGCTTGACTGGCTTGGGCCACAAGTGCGTTCGGATCGAGCGGCGGTGGTGTCTGCGCGACGTCTTTCGCGTGCGCGTGCTCAAGCGCCAGTGTGGCCGCGTCGTGGCCTTGTTCGCCCGTCTGCATCGACTTCTCGTGCGCCTGACCTTCGCGCTGCATCGTGAGTTCATGCAGTCGATCGGCAGCGTCGGACATCTTCTTCGCGTGGATGTCCAAGTCTTTCAGCAAGCCTTCTTGGAAGGCATCCACGGTCGAGCGCGTATTCTCCGCGTCCACCTTGGCGTCGGTCTGCGCCGCGGCAGCAAAGGCCGACAGGACGGCCTTCTTGAAGCCCCACTGGCCGTTGATGTTCGCGACATTGGCCGCCGACTGGGCGGCAATTGTGGCCTTCGCGGAATCGGTCGCAATCTGCTGTTTGAGCGACTGATTCTCGCCTTGGAGCTGCTGTAACTGATTCGCGATCTGTGGCGGCAGGTTCGTTGGGTCAGGCGGGGCGAGCAGTTCGCTGATCTCATCCCCGATGGGACCGAGGTTCTTCAGCTTTACCGACAAGGACATCAACTTCGACGCGGCCTGCGGGCCAATGACCGGAATCAACTGGCCGACGTTCTCTACGAGCGTATCGGCAAAGTCATTCGCGGCTTCGCGCTCACTGTCAAAGCTCGGCCCAGCCGAAATCGTCACGTCATGGTCGCCCAATCCCACGTCAATCGGCTGGGTCTGACCTGGGGCAAACGTCGCCGGATCATTGTCGTTGATCCGCACCATCGACGTTTCATTGCCAGGGGTCCGCACCGCGACCGTTCGCGCTGTGTCGTAATAGACCGGACAGACTTCGTTGAGAATGGCCCCGCCGCGGGTAATCCCGGCTTCGTAGGCGTCGATCAGGTGGAACGACCCGCGCTGCTCGGCGTCGTCAATCTCCTTCAGCGCCACGCCTGACTTCTCGTTCATCTGCTGGGCTTGCGTCGGAAGCGGGGAGATCCCCATCGCCGCCTGAATCGCCCGTCTGGCGGCTTCTGCCAACACTTCGAGCGGCTGAATCATCGGCTCGTAAGGGTTGCGTTGCGGCCACTCGTAGGTTTCCCCAGCCGGGATCTGGTCAGACGTCTGCCGGACCTGAATCACCGCGACGGGCTCATGCAGTGACTTCTGCAGGTTCAGGAGATTCGTCTCATTCAGCGAACCTTCCCGCACGAAATACGGGACTTTCGGCGTCATCCCGACCACTTCCTGCTCACAGGCCCTGGTGTAGCAGTAGAGCATGTAAGGGTCACGCGCCAGACGCACGAGACTCAGGATCTTCTTCTGCGCGCCGTTCGCGCCGTCATCAACGTAGAGCGTCTTGCCGAAGAAGCTCACGATGGGAATCGTCTGCCCCGGCCACTGCTTCGGCTTCTCCAAGACTTCAAAGCCGTTCGTCAGGTAAATCTTTACGTCCGGGTAATCGACGTCGCGAATGCGGCTCGGTGTGGCGTCTTTCAGGTCCGCGAACTCTGGCTTGGTGTCAAGGTCTTCCTCGAAGACTTCGAGATCGGCCGGTTCCTCGTCGTCCGGCAGTTGCACGTCCTCGAAGAGATACAGACCCTTCCGCGTGATCTCGATGTTGAAATACTCAGAAATGCGAATGCGTCTCGCGTCCATCCACATCGGCGCGTCTTTCGACAAGTCCGCGGAGAAATCCCGCACGCGCGCCTTCGGGAACTTCCGCTTATAGCGGTCCAGATCCCAGGACTCGGAGATCCACGCATACTGCCAGTCAGCCCCGTCCGGCTTGATGCCGTCCGGATCCCACGTCACCAAGTCCGGATTTGGCAGCGAATCGATCAGTAGTTCCTGGTTGAAGCTCGCCCCTCGGCCTCCGGAGCCTTTAGGCGTCTTGCAATACTGCGCTCGGATACGGAAGAAGCCGTAACTGCGCTCGACCATGTTCTGAAACGCCGCGATGTAGGCTTGCTGCTCGGCGTTGGACCGATACTCAATCTGGCGAAAGAGATTCTGGCGAAACTCCGCAGTCTGGTCGTTCGCCCCTGACCCAATCGGCGTGACGTGGATCGCCCGCTTGTGCTGGCGAATCGAGTTCACCACCGCATTAGTGTATTGGCTGAGTTCGTCGTAAGAAGCGACGGGGCGGCCAGCACTTTCACGAGCGCGGCGGTCTTTCGGATCCCACGGATCTCCGCCGACATACTTCATGTCCTTCTTGGCTTCTTCGCGGATGTCGTTCAGACGGTCGGTCGCATACTCGAACCGCTCGAGCATTTCTTCAAGCGTGTCCTGATACTTGCCCGGCTTGACGTCGGTGCCGGGACTGAGATCGGCGACGGCCATCTACTTGTTGCGCGGATCGGTGCGGAAGTCGTAGCCGCCGATCTGGGAATGACGTTCGGCCGCGTCGTGCTTCTTCGTGTTCGCTCCGGCTTTCTTCAGATGGTCCGCTGCCAGCGCGAGGTGCTCACGCGCTGAACTCATGTTGTGCTGCCGGTGCGCTGCCATGACGTGCTCGTGCGCCTTCGCCATGTGACCGGCTTTGCCCATTGACGGATACTTCGCATGCACCTTGGCTTTGATAGCCGCAGGATCAGCCGCAAAGTGCGCCAGTGACAGGGCCGCGCGAGCATGCGCTTTATCCTCAATCGGAAACGACCGACCAGGACCGGCAAACTCAGACGTGGGAATCTTGCGACGGGCCGCAGCCGTGAGTCTCGCCATTACTGAATCCTCCGAATCGAGATGCCGTCAAAGGCGTATTTCGCGCGACCGTCCGACGACGCATACATCGCCACCGCTGGCCGCTTGCCTGGTTCCATCGCCTGCAAGGCTTTCAGCGTCTCCGGCTTAGCCCGCGGCACGCGGAACGCTTTCGCCTTGGTCGAGTCCAACTTCGCCGTCTGCGCCTTCGTCTTCTCGGTCGCCATCAGTTTACGCTCAGGCGATGGACGCCCAGCACATGCCGCATCAGCCGCGCATAGGCTTCGTAAAGCTCGGCACAGCGCATTTCCGTCTGCACGCGATCAGACGCATGTCTCCAGAGGCAGTCCCGGCAGATCCAGGCATCGATCGATGCGGCGTAGAAGGCGAACGGTGTGCGGCAGAGATGGCAGCGCATTATCGGCTCTTCCGCTGCGTGAAGCTTGACGCCGTGTTCAACGTCGCGGGAATCTTCGAGTAGCTGGACTCATAGGACGCTTGCCGCGTGCGCCTGCTGGGGGACTTCGCTTTCGGCGTCTTCACGTGGCCAGGTAGGTTCTTCGTCGGCGTGTCCTCGAACTCGGCCATCTGCTGCAAGGTCATGGACGAGCGGATCTTCTTCGCCATTGGGAACTTGGCCCCGTGCGCCGCGGCGGCCATCAGATGCTGTTGCGCCTTTGACTTACTTGGCACGAGGCACCTTGTAGGCGTGCGGACAGGTTTCGGTGTAACGGAGTGTTTCGTAATACTTGCCGCACTTCGGACACTTGAGAAGCTGCGGCATTAGACAGCCACCACATGCAGCGCATCGCGCTTGCGGACGACCTTCGCGGCATCGATCGGCTCAATCCACGCCTTCGGCTGGCGTGACGTGCGGCCCTTGTAAACGGTCCGGAACGGCACGGCGATCACGACGACGCGCGCATTGATCCACTTGTGTCCGACCTGCACGCACCAGACGCGGCCATCAGCTCGATGCGCGTCAAAGCAAATCCGCATGCTAGCGGCCGCGATCGCGCTTCAACTGTTCAAGCGCCGCGCGGTAGATGGCTTCTCTCAGGGCGTCAGACACGACTCACCGCCTGTTCGCGCGAAATCTTAGCATACTCAAAGCCACGGGGACGGCGGCTTGTAGACCGGCATCGGCGCGGACGGTCTGATGGCGACCTTCGCGGCGAACGTGAGCCCCAAGGCATCGCCATCATCGGGCGAATCCAAGCCACGTGCCTTCATGTGCTCTTTCGCCTCGAGCACGAGCCGGTCGCGTTTATCGTGCTGGTAGCCTGGACCGGTCAGGTCAGTCTCAAGTCTCGCGTCGGCTGGAATACACCCGCGGCTCAACCAATCCCGCATCTGGCCCCACATGAACGCGCGCATGTTGGCGTATTTCGGGTCAGGTGACTCAGCGCCAAACTGCACTTCCGTGACGTTCTTGTGCCCAAGCTGTCTGAGCCGGTCCACGATCGGGCCGCCGATGCCCGTCCCATCGACAAACAGCATCGCAATCGACCGACCGTCAAACGTGCGGCCAAGGACGTCGGCAGCCAGCGTCACGAGGCGCATCGAGTCGCGTGTCTGTTCCCCAGGCACAGAGATAGGCGGCAACGTGCGACCATCCGGCCCGCGCCTGAACCGAAACACCGCCCGGTCTCCGCCCCCTCGAGCCACGTCCAGCCCGCAGACGATCGGCTCGTCCTCAAAGGGCTTCACCATGGGTCGAGTCTGGGCCGCACTGACCCTCGCTAAGTCGATGAACTGTGCATCTGAAGCCGATGGCGGCAACCCACGGACGCGCACCCGCACGACGTCAGAGTCTTCCCCGTTTAGGCCGACGAGCTCTTCGATGTAGTCCTTGTTCGCGAACTTCGTCTCACGGCTGTCGATCGTCAGCGGCGACCAGAGCGCACGATTACTGCCGAAGCAATCCCGGTGAAACTCGCCCGTGTTCCGGGTGGGGTTGCCGAAGATGAACATCATCGGCTCCCCGTCGGTCAAACCGCCACCCGCGACCTCGTAAATCTTGTCGGGAATCGCCGAGGCTTCATCGAAAATGTAGAAGCTGGTCGAGTCCTTCGCGTGCTGGCCGGCGAAGGCTTCGCTGTTCTCTTCCTTGCTCGACTGCGGCGCACAGAACCAGCTCTCCTTGTAGGCCGTGTAATACATCCGGTCGGTGTTGATCGTGAACCAGTGGCCGGTCAAACACAGCTTCGTCCAACGGGTCAGCGCAGCCCAAGTCTTCGTCTGTAACTGCGTGATCGTGTTGGCCGTAACCGTGCCCTGACAGTGAGGCCGCGTGGACATGATCCAGTCCACAATCCACGCGACGAGCACCGACTTGCCGATACCGTGGCCACTCGAGACCGCGCGCCGAATGGGCTGGACCGCCGTAAACCCATCAAAGCGTCTAGCCTTCGTCTGCTCCCCGAGCCAGGTCAGGAACTCCGCTTGCCAACGGTCAGGCCCACTATCGCGCTCGAGCTGTCCGGGTTCCCCCCACGGGTAGGCTTTGACGACAAACCGCAGCGGGTCATCGTGACAGGCGCGGACGAGCTCGACAATCTCAAGGTCTATGGCAGTTGGCATATGCAGCCCTGACCATCATTCCTCAGTCTCCGCCCGTGACGACTCGATAGTTTTCTTAGGAAATTGCAGCTATACGACCTGTGCATAATCAGGCCGGTTCACGTTTCCGAGCGCCAGCTAGACGCGCGACGAGCTCAGCATCGCCTCGGAGCGTGACGTCAAACTCCTGTTTCTGTTCGGCGGGCTTGTCGAGCGCGCGATTGAGCAAGTCAGTAAAGGCTTGCACGGAAGGGTCTTTCTCCCAGACTTCGACGCGCTCAAGGGCGTCTTCGTTGCCGGGCTCGAGCAGGGCTTCCATTTGGGCTTGCGTCACGCGCTCGAATTTGCCGGTCTTAGCATTGCGGACCACGAGGTATTTCAGCCCTT